CACGTGAGCGTCGGCCGTCAGCTCGCCGTTTACTATGGTCGCCCAGACGTCGATGCCCTGCGACGACTCGTTCGCGTCGCCGTGTGCACTGCCCGGGATGAGCGACACGGCGCGCGACATGGTCGTGCCGCTGACACTGACACCCGAGCTGACCTGTCCCTCAACGAGAATACTGAAGACGATGACGATCGCGGGCGCTATGATCGAGACATCGGCGCCCTCGTAGTGTGCCCACAGATGGCGATGAGTCCGCCTGCGGTTCCAGAAGTGGCGATACGCTGCGTTGAGCCGCAGATTGAGCGGCGCATTGCCGTCGGTGGTGTGCAGGCCCCCGAGCACCACGTTGTTCACGGCCATGATAGAGCCGGCCGCGCTCGCCTGACCAGTCGCGCTTCCGGAGAACAGCGACCACGTCTCTAGAATGTTGATGCCGGTGGCGTTCGCACCACCAGACGCCGCGCCCGCGATGAGCGTGGCGTTGCGAGCGAGCGTCTGACCCGAGACGTTCGCCTGCGTTGTTACGTGCCCCGAAGTCGGGACGCTGGCAGTCACGACGACCGTGCTGCCACTCTGGTTCACGTCACCCGACAGGAAGTTCTGCCAGAAGTGACGATAGACCTTGTGACTAGCCCAGAAGTGCCTCCATCTGGCGTCGAGCCGTGACATTGTCTACCTCACGAGCAGATGGTGTAGATGCGTGCCTCGCCTCGCGCGCCGCTGCCGCCAGCGCCGCCGTTGTTGGCAGTGCCGGCTCCACCGCCTCCACCTCCACCACCGGGCGCGAGACCGTTGCCGCCCGCGCCGCCGTCGATCGAACCCGATCCACCGCCTCCGCCTCCACCACCGGCGACGTTGGCATTGCTGCCCGCGTTGTTCTGCGATCCACCGGTCGCGATGGACGTTGAGGCGTAGGGCAGGCCGCCTGTTCCACCCGTTCGGGTCGTCGTGTTCGCGGCCGGATTGCCAGCGCCGCCTCCACCTCCACCTCCACCACCGCGATAGGCGTTGGCGGCATTCGACGCATTGGCAGACATGGTCGGAGACGTGGCGACGTCGGTGATGTCGCCGATGCCGCCGTCGCATCCCAGGTACATGTCGCCGTTGGTGAAGGAGGAGTTGGCCGCACCGCGCGAGACAGAGGTCGCAGCGCCGCCCGTTCCCTTGGTCCCACCGGGAGCCTTGATCCAGATGTTCGGCGCGGTGCCGATGATCGTGTCGTTGCCGTTGGTCCCGTCAGTGCCGCTCACGCCGTTGGACGTTGCGCCCGCGCCTCCCGTGACAGCCGCGCCGACGACCACTGTCTCGGTCGCGCCGAGCAGGCTCGATGGGAGCCAGCGCTCCTGCATGGATCCGCCGGAACCGCCCGAGCCGCCACCGCGCGCAGCCGACGAGGCGTCGCGACGACCGCCACCGCCCGAGGCCCCCGAGCCGATACCGCGCATGAACGAGAACTGCGCGCCGACCGGCTTGGTCCACGTGCCATTGGCCGTGAACGTCTGGATGTCCACAGAGACGGCGGCGGTGATGTTCACGTAGTAGATGTCGTCCGCATTGGTGCCGAACGAGATGTTGGCAGCAGCGCAAGTGCCCGTCAGCTCATAGTGGTTCGTCTGATTGACGACGCTCGTCACGTTGAAGATATGGAGCGCGGTCTGCGCCGCGTTCTGGATGACAACGCGGGCAACGCCCCTCAGCACGAAGTCCAGCAGAGTGCCGAGCAGGAGACTGTTCGCATTGGTCTTCGACAGATTCATGCGAACGCACGACGTGGTCGGGGGTGCGATGTCGAACGAGAAGTAGCCCGACGTCGGGTCGCTGTTCGCGGTGGACCCGTTGTACTTGTACGGATACTGCGCCAGCGACGAGTTGGAGACTTTCATCACCAGATTGCCGTCGGAGTCGTAGACCTTCCAGCCGTCCTCCTGCATCGTGGCGAAGCCGGCGACTGGTATCGTCATCTGCACCGAGGCCGAGTTGCTGCTCGCGGTGCCGCCGATGTAGACACGGACGGTGTGCGATGACCCGGTGGTGTTCACCAAGAAGAACGACTTGATGAACGCCTGAGTCGACGATGGCGCGGTGTACACGGTCGTGATCGAGGTCGCGCACTGCGCCTGAGCGAGCACCTTGTACGACTCGACGCCGCCGTTGAGCTCCATGCCCAAGATCGTCGCCGTGATGGACGAGGCCGAGTCCGCGACGCAGCGAATGGTCTCAGTGGGTGATAGCGTCAGCATGTCAGTCGTACCCCAACTTCATCTTGCGCGAGCCCTTCGACGAGAAGTACGTCCACCCATCCTCCTCGAACAGCGCACCGCCGAGAGCGTCGAGAGCCATCGAGCCGGTGATCTGATTCGCGGCCGCCGCACCACCGATGTAGAGGATGATGCCCTCCTTGCGACCACCTGCCATGTTCACCAAGTGAATGGACTTGATGAACGCCTGAGTGCTCGAGGGCACGGTGTAGATGGTCGTAACCGTGACAGCCAGCTGACCCTGAGCGAGGGTCTTGTACGTCTCGACGCCCGCATTCAGCTCCATACCCTCGATGGTGTAGGTGATGAAGTTGGCCTGCGGTGCGACGCCTCGCAGCGTCTGTCCAGCCTCGAGAACAATCATCGGTTATCCTCAGTTCTGCAGACGCAGGGTCGAGGCCGACAGGGCGAAGGTGCCAGCGGTCGAGCTGACGTTGCCGCCGAAGTCGATGTACGCGACGAGTTCGTCGGCCGAGCTCGCGCCCCCGCGATGCTTGTAGTAGACCGCGCCAGCCGCAGTGATGGTCGACGTCGGCCACGAGACAGCGCCGAGCGAGATGTCGATGCGGTCGTTGGCCGTGTCCTTGGTGACGGTGACGGTTGCCGCCGTGCCGCCCGCCGTGTATCCCGTGCCCGTGACCTCGTTGGTGACAGCCGAGCGCTTGAGGTCTGCGTCCTTGTCCGGGGTATAGGACGAGGTCACCAGTATCGCGTAGAAGGTGTCGCTGTCAAAGTCGATGTTGCCCTTGGCAAGATCGTCGAGGCAGGAGTTGTAGATCAGAGAAGCCATGATGCTTAGTCCTTATCTTCTGTTGAGATCTCTTCCGACTCCATCACCTCGGGCCTTCCGCGCTCGTCTCGCTTGACGACCTTCGTGCGCTTCTGGACCCGACGAGCTGCACTCGGCGGTTGCTGAACGTGAACGTTGACCTGCGGTGCGGGCAGGCCCTTGATCGCGTCGAGCAGAAGCTGCTCACGCGAGACGCTGTCGAGTGTCTTCTCCTCGAGACTGTCAGGGTCGAAGCCCTGCACCTTGATCTCCTCGAAGATCTCCGGTCCCAGCTCGATGGCCCCGGTGTACGGCTGGATGTTCTCGATGTCCAGCGCGCCCGGGTCATACGTGATGGTGACGTGAGGCGTGTAGTCGTCGTATCCCCACGTCATGCCGTCGTCCTCGCCCCTGCTCATCATCGAGCGGTGACGGTACTGCAGATCGGAGTTGCTGAATGCTAGTACGACTGCACTACCAAACCTCTCCATGACCCGGGGTCCACCGGGCTTGACCACGATACCCCCGTTCTCGTCTGATCCCCAGTCGTTGGACCCAATCTTGAGCCAGTCGACGGGCTGCTTGGAGTAGACGATGGTGACGTGCATGTCGGGCACGACGGACTTGAATCCCTGCTTTCTCGCCCACTTGATGATATCAGCAGTATTCGTAACGTCCCGTCGAACGTAGAGGCTTCGCGGACGAGTTGCGTCAGCAAGTCGCTGTACAATGCCGTCGACCGCTGCCTTGTTCTTCTGCGAAGTCGTCGCTTTCTGTTGTGCCTTCGGCGGTGCGAGGAGTTTCGGTTTGGCATTGGGCAGAGCCTTCTGTGCCGGTGGAGCAGGCAGACCCGGAGCCTGCGGTGCAGGTGCAACAAACTTCGGCGAGTTCGGGTCCTTCGTCTCGTCGTAGTTGGGGTCGTTGGGATCCGTGATCGGGGGAGCGCCGAGGCTGGTCATCGCGGCCTCCTGTGCCTTCGCTGCCTCGAGATCTGGATCGTCGTCGTACTCCTCGATGATCTGCTCGAGCCCGGGATAGGTGCCGTCCTCGATGAGCTGAGCCTCGCGGGCCTTCTTGAGCACGACCTCGTTGATCAGACCAGCGCTCACGTCGATCTGGAACGCGGCGGCCTTGTCCTTCACGATGTTGGCCTTGTCCTTGTCGGACATCTGCCAGAGTGGGTTCCAGCTGTAGTACATCTGTCGATACTCGTCCTCTGGCACCTGCCCCAGGACGTTGCGAATCAGCACCTGATCCAGAACGTCGAGCTGCGGCGACACGATCACCTTCTGCTCGGCAGACAGACGGTCGTAGTAGTTGCGCGTGTCGCTGTCCCCCGTTGCCGACAGGCCAGCGGGCGACTGCGCGAGGAAGCGAGTGGCTGGCACGTCGAACGCGGCCGACGCGATCATGAGGCTCACCTTCTGGACATCGGGCATGCCGGCGAACTGCTGCTCGATGCGCTCCCACTCTTCTTCCTTGTCGAGCAGGATCATGCCGAATATGGACTTGGCCAGATTGGCGAACGAGAACCGCTTGCTCAGCCGGTCTTCGTACTCTTGATTGATGATGTTCTCCGAGAGACCCGGGATCTTGATGACGTCGAGCTTGGCCTCGCTGACCAGCTGAGCGATGGACTGGTTCACGGTGCCCGCGCTCGTGATGGCGTCGAGCAGCGACTGCATCACGCTGTCACCCCAACCGTTTGCAACGTTCAGGTCGGGAATCTCGTTGCCGAGGAAGGTGATAACGCGCGACGGATGCATCTTCACCTGCTCGACGTCCTGCCCGCTGTTCATGCGAGCCGGCGCGTACCACTGAGGGCGACCGTACCACTCCGAGCTGATGTCCCACTCGATAGGGCCGGTGGTCAGGTCCCACCGCGACATCGTGTGCAGGAACTTGAGCTGGTCCACGTCCACTGTCTCGGGATCGAGCGGCTTCGACGGGTCGCCGTTGTCTACGCCCATCAGGATCGCGCCGCCGCCGTACAGACGGCCGAGCATCATCGCCCGCATGACGCGCAGCTGGACCTTGAACTTCTTCTCGTTCGCCTCGATCTCGGTGACGTCGTCCTTGTCTGCGTTCCACGTGCGCCACTCGCGGCAGGTGTCGAACGCGGGGATGTCGATGCCCTTCCGCATCATCCAGTCACCGCGATAGGCGATGTCGATCTGACTGCGGTCCATGTTGATCATGCCGAACATGGTGGCGAGGCTCTTGTCCTTGCTCACCGTGCCCATGCCGCTGAACACGTTGGACAGACCGTCTAGCGTGGCCTGCCCCTTGCTGCGGCGATTGCTCGTCGCGGTAAAGGCGGCTTTCACCGCCGAGTCCTGGTGTGACATCACTGTGCCCATTTCATGGTCGTGTCATAGTTGTACAACTTGCCGAAGCACTTGCCGAACGCGCCAGATGCAGCGTCCACTTGATCCTTGTACTTCGACGATGGAAACGCCTCATGCTCGTCGAGGAAGTCATCGTTCCAGCGACCACGAAGCAGCGTTATGTTCCCGCCCTGCCACTGAGCAGCATACGGGTCAGCTCGTACCTCTTTCTTGCCTGTCGGCCTGTCGGCATACGCCTTGTATCCCGCGAGCATGGCGATGGTGCGCTCGGCGCTCTCCTTGCCGCCAGAGCCCGGCTCCTGCTCGCTGTAGATCTCGATCTTCAGCTTGCCGTAGCGCATCGCGTCGGCCTCTGCCGTGTTCAGGATGATGCGCTCGCGCTCGAACGCCTGCCACTGACCACGAACCACGTTCTCGATGAACCATCCACCGCTGTTGAGCGCGTGCATCAGGACACCTGCCGTGAACGCGCCCTCCTCGTGCGAGCCGGCCTTGTCCCAGTATCGCACCGTCTTCTTGATGTCCTTCTTGTCCGGAAGAGCATCGGTGTACTTCACGCGGTCCAGCGGGAACATGCCTCCCCCGACCACGATCGGGTTCTGCTGGTAGAGCGACTCCCACGACGCAGTGGTGTTCGCGTCCTTGCGGACCTTGAGAAAGGGCAGCGACTTGAACTGCGGGAACAGCGGGATGCCGGCTCGGCGACGAAGGTCGTACGGACGAGCAGGGTCGGGGGCCGTCGAGAGCGCGGGAAACTTGAACACCTTCGCGTGCGGAAACTTGGCGAGAAGGCGTCCAGTAGGATCGTCTACGTGCCAGCGCGTCGCGGTGAGGATCATGCCACCGCTGTCCGTGAAGCGCGTGAAGAAGTCGTCCATCAGCCAGTCCCATATCTTCTTTCGCATGGTGGGACTGGATGCGGCCTCGCGGCCCTTCAGTGGATCGTCGATGACGCCAACGTCCAGGGTCTTGCCCGTGATCTGCCCGTTCACGGTGGTGTTGCGGAAGTAGCCCTTGCGACCAACGAACTCGATGAGCGATGAGTTGCGAAGGGCCTTGCCCGACATCGTCACGACGTTGGAGCTGTTGATCATCGTCTTCGGAAAGGCGATGTGGTACTTGGGATCGTCGAACATGCGCTGGAGCTGCCGGTTGGCGCTCACGCCCAGATCGGACGAGAATGATGCGTAGATGGTCTTCCAGTCAGGGTTCTTGCCCGCTATCCACGCGAGTGCGTCCTGAATGTTGCGCGTCTTGCCGTGCTGAGGCGGTGCCTCGATCACGTACATGGGGCGATTGCCCGCGAGCAGCTCCTCGTAGAACTCCTGCAGAATGATCGAGATGGCGCGCGGGAACCAGCCCTCGACGAGGTCTGGGTCCATGTACTTGCGGAACGACCAGAGGTTCTCTCGCGCCTCTACGGCTGCGGCCTCTGCAACCAACTCGAGGTCTTCCTCCGAGTAGTGAACCCGGAAGCGAGACTGCGGCTGATGGATGTTCACTTGAACACGCTCTGCACTGCGAGCAGATACCCTGACGTCAGCGCGCCGATGAGAGCCGCCACGACCTTGTCATCTGCGACAGAGCCGTGCGGTGCCCAGATGTAGGCGATGAAGACAGCCGCGTATCCCACGATCAGCAGAGCAGCGACGCTGTACTTGACGACCTGCTCGGTGCTCATCGCTGACTCGCCTTGTACGGACGCAGCATGGCGTGAACAGTGTCCCACGTCTTGTTGATCTGGGACCGCTGCTCCTCGGTGATGATCTCGCCGCACGCCATGCAGAGCCGCTCGCCTCGCGGCCCACCGTTGATGCAGCACGGCCCGAGATGGATGCGTCCACACAGATTGTAGATGCGAGTCACCGGCGTTGTCTTGCGCTCAGGCATGGTCGGCGAGCGTGATCTTGTTCTTGCGACGCCGAGCAGTGAGTGAAATGCGCAGCCCAAGAGGTAGACCAACCTCGGGAGGCCGAGTGTCAGGTGGTAGAGGACGATGATTGACCCTCCCAGCATACGTGTTGGCAATGCGCTGACGCTGCTCTGCGTTTCCGAAGTCTGAGCCACGAAACTGCATACCTCGCTTATCTGCACCCTTCATCACTTCCCTCCGAACAGCGGCTTGGCATTGTCCAGCGTTGCCTTCGCCATGATCTCCTGCGCGTCTGCGATGCGATGCAGATCGTTGAGCACTATGCCCGCGAGCGTCAGCCCGGCCTGCAATGCAGCTGTCGCGGCGAGCACGTCCTTCGGACCACCGAGCAGGCCGCCCGCGATGATGCGAATCAGGCCCTCGATCTCGGTGTTGCCCATGCCCATCTCGCCGAGCGCGGCCTGCATCTGCTTTCCGATGTCGTCAGACTTCGACGTCGTCATCTTGATCCTCTCCCTCGTGCTCGGGTGCCAGTGTCTCGCTTCCCTCGAAGCCCTCGCCGTTCAGCTCGGCGTCGTAGTCCTCTTCCTGCCGGTGCACCACCGCCTGACCAACGTTCTCGGCAAGAGATCGCAGAGCCGGGGGAACCGGAATGCCGCGCTCCTCGAGACGCTTGACGGCCTCGGGAGCTGTCATGGTGCGATCGGTCTTGTCCTTGACGTCGATCTGTAGCGGCATGACCTTCTCGAGCAGCCGACCGAACACGGCTGGTTCTGCGCGGCTGAGCCACGTTAGATAGCCGATAGCGCCGTTCTTGCCCTTGCCGTTGCTGCCTGATGCCTCGGCCGCTGCCAAGATGGCGTCCTTCAGCTTCGTGGTGAACTTGTTCTTGGCACCGGGCTTTCGCCCAGTCGCCGCTCCCTTCTGGAAAGGGACTAGACCAGTGGTGTTGCGGCCCGGCTGCGTTCGTCTGTCAGTCGGAGCCTTTGTCGGCTTGGGCTTGCGTCCCTTGACAGTCTTCGCAGTCGCTTTCTTCGCCACACTACCCTCACCTAATTGATGTGAAACTTGAAAACGCGCCGGACTCTTGCCATGCTTCGCCTCGCCCCGTTCCTGGAGCTTTGCGCGCAATAGAGCAGGTGCGCTATGTAGTAGAGCCGTGACTAGGCCAGCTCTTGCGCCCGATACTCCGTCGTCTTGACCTTGCGGCCAAGCAACGTGAACAGCATCTCTGTCCGCCCATCAACTGCAAGCGAGGTGAGTTTCCCACCGAGACCGGCGAACCGGCCAGAGCGGGGGAAGCAGATATCACCGACGCGATGCAGACGCTGGACAGGATCGACATAGTATCCGTAGTCGTCAACAGACACGCTCATGAAGAACTGGAGCTCGTCATCCGCCAGAATGGCAGGCCTCCCCAGATTCATCAGAGTGTGACTGACGCAGCGGATTCCCTTGGACGGATAGCCGTGCCCGTTGTCACGGACGAAGCAGTATCCCTCGAAGAGTGGAAACACCGGACGGCCGCCGTGGCGGTTGAACGTTGCCGGTCGTATCATCGGAAACTCAGCCTCGTATCCAGCCTTGTGCAGCTCGCGCTTTGCCTCGAACTCGCACCCGTCGAAGGTGACTACAACGAGCCAGCCTGCCGGAGCCTTCGATTTGCGCTTGCGTGCCATGTGATGCTGGATACCCTGCCGAGGTTGCCAAGGCTTGGAGGTATGCGCCGCCCGGTGTCAGCGGGGCAATCGCGTTTTGCGATAAGGTGAACGCGCTCGTATATCGCAGAGGAGTGGGCGCATAGCCTGTGCGCTACACGCACACTCATGGCGGGCAAGCGCGCGCATTAGGGGTTCTACAACCTGCCATGCCATCTAAGTGCTTGTTTTCTCTGGCCTTCAATGCAACCGCCCCCGATTCACTGCAACTGCGCGATGCAGCGTTTTCCGAGGCCCTTTTGCGAGTACACTGGACTGTGCATCCACACCCAAAAATAGTTATGCACAGCCCTGTATAACTTGCCCGGCCCCTTGCCGCGTCCAGCCGCACCGCGCCAAACTGCACACTCGCAGCCTACCTATACGTGCTCAACACCGGGGTTACACAACCATGCTCAGACGTCACCTTGCGGCGGTAGCAGCCGTGACGCGTACACCTGCACTCGAGTATCGCGTGCGGCAATACTTCGACCTTGACACATCACCGTTCATCATAGCATGCCAGCGCGCGGGACTGTCCCAGGCGGACCTCGTCCTCTGTCTCATGCGCATCAACACCAATGCGGCGCGCAACATAGCGGAGGGTCTCATCGGCAAGGAGATCACCGTGGGACCAGCGTGTCTGCTGCGATGGGCGTACAACAAGCAAGCACCATCCATCAGCACTCAGCCCGTAATAACTTTCGTACAAGCCCATCCGCTCCTCAGGAAGAAGTCGCGGCTGGACTTGGCGTACCGCGAGTTCAAGTGTGGACGTACGCTGCAACAGCTCCGCGCTCGGGGCATCACGAGAGGCGACCTGCGAAGAGCGATGAAGCAGGGTATCATCAAGATGGTGGGATTGTAACATGAGTGGAATCATCAAGCCGACGCTGGCTGAAGTAGAATCACTGACGTCTGGGGGAATGGACATCTGGGTGTTGCTGCCAACTCCAATCAAGAGCATGGAGGGACCAAAGCACCGCAAGGAGTTCGAGAAGGCAGTCAAGGACGCCCGATACGACTTGGCGTATCAGCTGCGTCCATGGCAACTTGTCAACGAGGCAGCGCGCGAGATGTCAGAGCGCGGCGGCATCGCCAAGGTTCAGGTGTTCCGCGTGTATCACACGGTGAAACCAAATGTAATCTACGTAGACGGCAAGGTAGTGGACAGAGAATGATGGCACACTGGAGACAAGACAATGGCAACCGAGACGGTGACGTGGTTCGTGGTGATGTGGATCGGTGGAGTCTACGGCGGGGCGGCCCCGTTGACCTCGATGCCGCGCGGGACATGCGAGGAGTTAGCTGCGCACCTCACGATGAGAGGCTTAGAGGCGCGGCCCATGAGGACGTTCACGTGCGAGAGAGGACTGAAGACACGTGGCGGAGTATCAGGGCGATCGTGATTGGACTGGTGATATCCTCGCTCGTCACTCTGCTGATGATATGGGCCGGCAGATGAGGATTCTCTTCCCTGACAACGAGCGGGCGCGCAGCTTCGTGTGGTCCTGCTCGCAGCACCTGCACGAGCTCGACGTTGTTCTCGCTGGCAACGTGGTCACGATCGAGAACGCCGATCACCCCGAGCTGCGCGCAGACCTGCTTCACGCGGCCTCCCATCTAGGTGGCACCGACATACCGGACAAGGGAGGGTTCAGGCAGTGAGAAGGCTCTATCAGTGCATCTGCGGCAAGACGTTCGGCACCTACGCCGCAGACGCGGTTCATCGGCACAATTTCCCAGCTCTATGCAGGAGGCGACGTGAGAAGAACACGGCAGAAGGCGGACAACGGACTGCGCCCCGAGATGCGCACTCACCTCAAGCCGCGAGGCCTCTGGGTCACGACGATTGAGACTGGCTTGGTCACGCAGGGCGTTCCGGACTTCAACTACATTGTGGACGGTGGGACCGAGGGATGGGTGGAGTGCAAGGCGACCGACGGTTGGGCCGTGGTGTTCAAGCCTATGCAGGTGGGATGGCACGAGCGACGCTACCGCATGGGCGGCAGAACGTGGATTGCCGTGCGACGACAGACGAAGGGCGGCCCTCGAAGCGGCCCTGCGGTCGATGAGCTCTACATGGTGCCCGGCTGCTACGTCATCGAGCTTCGTGACGAGGGCATTGACTGCGGACGCAGTCGTTTCATGGGCGCTGGCGGCCCGGCCAAGTGGGACTGGGACGAGGTCAAGCGCCTGCTCGTGGGGCGGGTTGTAACCCGGGGCTAACAGCAACCTAAGATGCCCAATGCCAGCCCGGGCGGCCTTGCCCGGTGCCCGCTGGCAGGCCAAATGCCGCGAATAGGGGTCGCGGCTAGGGGCCTGCCCGCCCGGGGGCTACCTACCTAGCGCCAAACCGGCCCCATGCGGCCCGCCCCGCCGCGCTAGGGCACGGCATGGCGGGCCAGCGCGGCCCGTACAGGCGGCCCCGGGGCTAGGGGGCTGGTACTGCCCCGGGGCCTGCCCGCCGCGCCAGCGGCCCGCCGTGCGCAGTTGGCCCGCCGTGCGCAGTTGGCCCGGGTCACCGCCCGGGCGCTGGCACGCGCAGCCGCCGCGCTACCTCGAGACAGGGGCTATCGCGCGCCAGCCCGTATCCCGAGGATCAGTATTCCGATGACCGCGCACCACAACAGCACGCGCACGACGCGGCCCCTGCGAATGCGATACAGCGCCACGCTCATCTCGGCGGTGGTGTCGCCGCACTTCGGACAGCGATAGTAGCACGCCACCGACCTGCCGTGGAACTCCATGATGTGATCGTGCGGGCAGAAGAAGCGCTTCACCCTACCCATGGTCCACCGCCCCGGGATGCTGCGCGTTGAACGCCACGTACTTCGCGATGAACTCGGGCTCGATGGACGTCTGCCATCCGCACTGGCACTTGAACTGCTTCCCGTTGAACGTGGTCCGCGGCCAGTGCCACCGGCACGTCTCCGCTCCGCAGTACGGCGTGTATCCCGGCCTCGTCAGCATGTTGTTCCGCACGATGCTCATGTTGGTCTCCCTTCGCTTCAGCTTGTACAATTGTTCCTTGACCGCGACGAGCCGGCGCAGTATCAAGAGCTCCTGCCACATGAGCGCCATCTCCTGTACGTGCGGCGGCTCCTGCTCCTTGGCGCGCTCAATCTCCTCGGCGATCTCTCTGTATTCCCACTCGGTTATGCCGATGCTCACGTTCTATCCTCCATGGACACTCACCCCTGCACGCACAGTCGTGCATCCCGCCGCCGTATGGACAGCCTCTATTCGCGTGGAACTGCTCGCGAGACATGGTGCTCGGTGTCCACTCCTGCAAGTGCAGCCGGGCAAAGTCACGCGCGCTTGGATACAGTTCGTACCACATCCAGCGCCAGACGTGCGAGTCGTGCTGCGGCGGCCAGTCGTCACCTAGAACCGCCATCGGTCGCCCCTTCCTCGATTGCCGCTGCTCGCGTCCGACATCCGCTTGATGGTCTCGTACTGCGGTGTCGTCAGGTAGCTCTTGCGCTCCCAGTGCTCTCGTATGGACGCGAGCATCATCATGGTACTCATGTCGTGGCGCTGCTCGCCGAGGAACGAGAGCATGCGATCTATGTCGTCGCCGGTGTGCCTCGTCGTGTCCTCTGTCGGTCGCTGGCTCGTCGGCCTGCCGTACGACGCAGTCCCCCGCCTCTTGCTCGGCGGCGTGCGATAGTCGGGGGAAGCCGCGACGGGCATGCCCAAGGTGGGACGGTGCAGGACATCGGACCACGAGACATCGGCCTCCTTGAGCATGGCGTTGGCCTTGCGCAGCGCGGTCAGGGCCTCGTTGTCGTGCGCGCTGCCCGTCATGCCCATGATGAGAGCCAGCTTCTTCGTATCAAGCGCCATACTTGCGGCCCTCGTTGTGAGCAACCATCATGCCGTCGAAGAACGCGCTGACGGTGCCCGTGACCACGATGACCAGCAGCAAGCGCCACGAGAACTCGACGCCGAACAGATAGGCGAAGGTGCGCACGAGCAAGAGCCAGAAGACAATGCGAAACACCTTCTGAGCCAGCGACATAGCCTTGAGTTGTGCCCACGTCATTCGATCCTCCATCCCATCTTGCCATACCACTCGGGCTTCAGGTGCAGAAGCTTGCGCTTGAAATCGTCGTGGAAGGCGTTGTCACCGATGAACAGTGGTGCGCGCTCATCTCGCCGTTCGAGCATCCACGGCGTGACGCCCTTCTCGCCCGTGTTGCGGCGTCTGCGCTCTCGCAGCGTGGCCTCGCACAGATGGAGGAGCGCCGAGACGTGCCCCTCCCACATGACGACGTCCACCGGCTGGCGCAGCATGCGGCCCGGTATGGTCAGCGCCTGTATGGCGTCGCGGCAGAAAGTGCGCTGCTCCCGCAGATGGTCGTCGTGAAGGCACTTCGCCGAGCGGTAGAAGTCCCGGTAGGGCAGGTAGAACGTGCTCATGTGCTCACCTTGTCCCATGTCTTGCGCTCAACTGACACCACGCACGATTCGTAGTGCGGCATCGACTGATTGCGGCTGCGCCCCGGTGCGAAGAATGATCGCATGTGCGAGTCTAGCTTGTCTGCGAACACCTTCTCGTCGTCGCTATCACCGATGTGGAATATCGCCTCTACTTTCATGCGCTTCATCTCAGCCCCTCCACTTCCATCGGCACGGCGGGCCGCTGCTGAACGGCCCAACGATGCATGATCTTGGCCTGTTCGTCAGTGACCCTGTACAGCACGTAGAGTCCGCCCTTGTACGCAGACGCGTTGTCTGGCAGAAGCTGGAGCACGAACTTGCTGCTGATGGGGCAGTCGTTCATGTTGACCAATGCCGCGCGCATGCTGGCGCACCAGATCGAGACAATCATGATTCCCACCCGTTGAACCAATCGTTGATGAGCTCGTGCGCGGCCTGTAGCCCGGGAATGCGCAGCCCGTACTTGAGCAGCACGGCCTCCTGCTCCGACTGCTCGCCGGTGACCAGCGTGTCCCAGTCCATGTCCTCGTCGAGATCCGCGAGTCGGTCGAGAGCGGCGTCAGCGTTGACAACGTCGAGAACGCGGCTGTAGGGCGCGCTGAACACGTCTAGGTCAACCACCGTCTCGCCCGCAATGCGGTTGACATGGTGCGCGCCGTTGTCCAGCTCGACGCTGAGCATGGCGGCGTGCAGCTGGAAAAACGTGTGAGGCGTGATGAGAACCTTCTCGGTGGTCTTCGGAATGACACGCACGCTGCCGTCGTCGCGAAGCACGATGGTGTCGCCCATGTTCACGTTGATTAGCAGCGTGATGCCGTGATTGCCGCTGTCCCAGTCGTTCTGGTCTTGCGAGGTGAGTGGATCGAGAAATGCGTGCAGAGCCTCGGTCTTCTGATCGTCCTCGCCGTCGTGAAGCGTGAATGCCTTCATTGTCGTCTCTCCCTTACATCATGTCGTGCGGTTGAAAGGCGGGATGCCACTCATTCATTCTACAGTCTCGCAGGTCGCGAGGTCCTATGGGCCTGCCAAGTTTCTTCATGATACAGCGCAGACACTGGAACTGCGCGTCGCGGCCGAAGTGCGCGTTCCAGACCACGGTGCGCAGCATGGGGCCGTATCCGTTGTTGATGCAGTTCACCGTGTCGCATTTCCACGCGTTGATGCGGTCCGGCGGCGGCTCGTTCATCGAGACCAGTGAGTAGTACATGTTCTCCACCTGCCGGTCGGTCAGGTTCCAGTGCCCGGGCATGACGAACCGCCTGCCGTCGCGGCGCATTGCGCGCCAGCGCCTGACGAACAGGCCGTGAGTTCTGCTCTGGTTGCCGAACTTGGCCCTGAAGAAGTCCTTGCGATCCTTGAGCCGGCGCTCGGCCTTGACGGGCCGCACGGTCTTATATTTCTTTGCCACCTGCTATCCCCCTGCATATCAACTGAAAGTCCCACTCGGACAACTCCGGCGGGCCGATGACCACCGCCTTGCCGCACGCCAGACAACGGTCGCTGCCCTCGGAGCGCAGGAAGCGCAGCGACACGTGACCGTTCTCGCAGAACCAGTGCGGCATCTCGTACCACGCGTCTGGCAGCAAGAGAAACATCGGAGCGCCGGTGGCCTTGACCTTCTCGACCTCGCGCTTCCGCCATTCTAGCAGTTGCTTGAAGGTGATCATTCGTTGCTCCAGACCTTGGCGGCGTGCAGCACCGACGACACCTTGCTGCATTGGCCGCTGAGGTGCCGAGCAGCCTGCATCTCGGGAAGCGGTTGAGCCGTGCGCAGTAGCAGCGACAGAGCCGCCATTATCTCCTGCTGATTCTCGAGTATCAACTTCTCTGCTGATGTCATTCTCATCTGTGACTCCTCAGTAGGAACAGCATTCCAACGTCGAGCATCAAGAGCATGGTGATGCCGAACACGCAGAACGCCGTTATGATCTTGTCTTCTGGAAGCAGGTCGCGCCACCACGCGATCATGATTTCTTTCCTCCACCCCAAGGCAGTTCACTCTTGAGCATCACCATTGGTCCTTGCTTGTGCGGCGTGCCGACGAAGAACTCGCCGGACAATTTCACGGACTCCTTGCCCCTGCCACTTGAGCAGATCGTCGATACGCCCGTTGATGTCAGACTTGGCCCTGACGGTCGGTCTACTGCCAAGTTCGGCAAGGCGTTGACTTGCAGCACGGGATGCCGCCTGCGTAACCGCCGCAGTTCCGCCTGTCGCTTTTTCCATTTCATTCTGGCCTCCGTCGCCTGCGCACCACGCGCCTTCGCTTGGTCACCGTGTCAACTTCTACCGGGTCGAACGTGCCGAGCGCCTCGGCGGCCGAGTTCACGCCCTCGACCCGGCCCCACTGCGCTCCGGCGTAGAACGCGGCTTTCATCTGGCGCCGAAGTGCCGCGAACTTGTTGCCCGGTGGCAACGTGGCCGCGATCCACTTGCGCCACGCGGCCTCGGTTCTCACGTGCCCTCCATGCGTATCTGCATCTTGAACTCGAACCGCACCTTGCGATCAACGTGGACCTCGGTGCGATTGCCGCTGTACACCACCGAGATGCGGTCCATGTTGATGCGCTCGCGGTGAAGCTGTTCGCATCGCGCCTTGAGCCACTCACGGAACGTCACCGTGCTGGCGTTGAGTATGCCCTTGCGAAATGCGGTTGCGTCCCACTCGACCCACTGCGGCGCGGGCGGCTGGAATGCGGGCGACTTCGCCATGTCGGCGAATGACTTGATAGCAGGCAATGTACTCTCCCATGAAAAAGGGGACCGGCGCGAACCGGTCCCCTGATGAAGCACGCCAGCGTTTACTTGACGCTGATGAACTTGCGATCGACCAGGAACCGGAGGGTGTCAGTGCGGTTGTACGGCGGCTTCTCGCCCTCGTAGAACGCGGACACCTTCTTGTTGGCGTACTTGAACACCGCAGCAATGCGCTTGCCGCGCTCGCTGTCGGCGCGCACGCCGGTCTCCTTGTTCAACACCTTGATGACAGCGTTCTCGCCGAACGGGTTGCGCGCAACGCCGGTGCGAGCATTGGCAGACGCCTTCTTCGCGCCCTTGGCGGCCTTCTTGGCCGGTGCCTTCGCTGCCTTCTTCGCAGGTGCAGCCGCCTTCGCGGCCTTCTTCGCGGTCTTAGCCATCTTGGGCTCTTTCTCTTTCGCTGGCGGTTTCTGCGCTGCCTCCTTGGCAGGCTTCGTCACCGCTTTCTTGCTGACAGCCTTGGCGGGCTTCTTCTCCGCCGCAGCCTTCTTGGTCTTCGCCTCGGCTTGCGCCTCAGCGTTGTACTTCACGAGGCCGGTGTGGAGCGCCGGGATTACGCCCCGAAGCTTCTCAGCGTCCTCGGTCTCGATCAACTGTGCGTCCGGCACCTTGTATCCAAGGTCGTGCGCGCTGGCGAGCATCTCGCTGTACAGGGCGATGACATCGTCCGCGCCCATGTCTGCGAGGCCATCAATTGACTTCGACCAGTCCTTTAGTTCCTTAGCCATCTTCGTCCCTTGCTGCTGACCCTCTGACTTGAGGGTGCTCCATTATACGCACAGACAGGATGTCCGCGCAATCTGCTATCGCTGGGTTATCCCCCGTTCAAAGTGCAACCTGAGCCGGGGGAGCTGGTATCTCGATCGGAGCCTCGTCGCTGAGGCGCGGCGGCAACCACTTCAGTGTCTCGCCGACTCGCAGTAGAAGTTCGTCGTATGCCTCTTCCTTACTGTGTCGCGTCTCCTCCTGTTCGCATGCCTCGTAGAGCAGTCCGATGCCAGATGTTATGCTCATCATGACATCGGTGAATGTCGCGTGTCCGCGCTTGGCGTACCACTCGACCGCTGATGGCGGCCCCATCTCGATGAGCAGGCCTCCGTCGCCGTCGTTGAATGGCTTGTACGAATTCGTGACGAGCACCGCCGCGCAGCCCGGGTTCCTCATGATGGCGGTGCCGGGCGGCGGCCGGTGACCCTCGGGAAGTTCGGCGGCGTTGCGCTTCATGCGCGGGCTGGCGAGGAACGGACACGCGATGGCGCTGTACACGCCGCAGGAGTAGTGCGACGGCGGCTCGGCGCTGGTTCGCGTGATAACGCACATCGGGCCGACGACGAAGGCCAGCTTGCTTCCCATGGACTTGCCGCAGACCCAACAGAGTTTCTCCTTGAGACAGCGGACGGTGGTGCCTGGATGCGTGACCCGGAAGTCCCACTCGCCGTTGATCTTGCCAGCGAAGAACGGCACGGGATAGCCCTGCCTCGAGACGGGGCGGTCCAGCATGTTCTGGGGCAGCGGTATCTTGCGTATCGACTCGTTCAAGTCGGACAGCTGTATCTTCATGACAGTTCGTCTCCCAAGTTCTTCATGGCCTGTTCGATGAATTCGCGGTACGACATGCCAGCTGGACCGGGCATTGGACCGACCACGTTGCGCACCACGCGGCTCCGCTCCGCGATGGCGTACATAGCCGTCGCGAACGCGTCGATGTTGTTGATAGTGTGCACGCCGTTGAGCGTGACGTGCAGCGCGTTGTCTGCCGAGAGTTCGACGGTGACACCGCGCTTGTAGCGCTCCATTGCGCGCCTGTTGATCTCGTCATTCATGCTTCGGAACCTTTCTGCCCATCGCGTCGCGGGCCTTGCCTATTGCGGGTGACATGTGATCCTTCAACCAGTCGCTTATCTCCAGCGGGCTGTAGTCTCGTCCGCCGGGCAGTTCCTCCCACGCATTGATGACACCGTCGAGCGCCGACCACACTGCGTGATAGTGGTCGGCGTTGGCGCCGAGTCGCTTGCCGACGAAGTCTGCTTTCTTCTTCATACCCTCAACTTCCTCTTGAGTGCGTGATGCCTGAAGAGCAGCGTGTCCTCGTGCTCCTTCTTCACCACGTGATCGATGATATACCCAGACTGGACCATCGCCATCTCGAAGTGCTTGAGGCCGAGACGCCACGATTTCACGAGGCGATGCGAGCCGTCGATGGTGGACGTGTGCGTGCTGTCTGGCCCCATGATCCACTGGACCAGAATGCCGGGCCGCAGGCAGGACTCCATCGTGTGACGCTCGATGCCAGCCTCCTCGCAGTTGCACGACTGCATGATGTAGTCGACCCACTCCTGCGTGAGTTCGAGCCGTATCATCTGATAGGGCACCGCGCAGTGTGCGAGCAGAAGCTTGACGCTTGTTACGTCAACGATGACGGGCCGCGTACCGAACACCGCCTTGTTCTCGAGCTCGTATATCTCCATGCCGGTCATGCCGACATGCCACAGTTCGTCGCCTCGCAGTTCGACGTGCTCGGCGTTGAACTCGAGAACGTGCTTGTGCGCAAACCCGCGCAGATGCGCGGGCGACGTGTCGATAGTCCACGTGTGAACCATGGGCATACTCATCGTCCTTCATCCTTGTCGCCGTAGAGTGTTGACCGCATCTCTGATCCCAGCTTCGCGTACTTGCCGAGGACGCGGCGTAGATCCTCGACCTCGTAGATCTCGCGTGGTCTGGTGCCCTTCCACAGCACGATGTCGTCGTCTGTGCCGCGCTTGCTCTTGTCGTACACGATGGCGAAGAACGTGAGCAGCGGCTGGTCCCAGCCGACGACCACCTCGTGCCCATCATCCTTGGCCGGTATGGTGTGTCTGCTCATGCTCTCTTCTCCTTGTGATGGTCCTTGATGAGCACCGGGTTGCAGCGGTGACGCCAGAAGAAACCCTCGAAGGCCTCCTTCGTGCCGCAGTCGCTGCAAATGTACGTCGTGGCGTACCGCGAGTACGAGTTCCCCCGGCCGACGCTCCCGGTGAAGAACGCCTTCACCGAGAAACAGGCGGGGCAGGTTGGCTGCGAGCGATAGCCCTCCTGAACGGGGGACCAGTGCGCCCACGAGCCCGGTATCGGCTCGAGCTTGCGACCCTTGCACGTTGCGCTGCGAACGCGATGCGGATACTTCATGTCGTGGCGGCGCGTCATCGCTCACCCACCATGATGACAGCGGGCAGCGGCTGGCCCTCGAGAAACTGCGTGACATCGGCGTAGCGCACCGGAATCTCCGAGATGCGCTTGACGTGCGATGCCGACGGGATGGCGTCTCTGCAGATGTCGAGCGCGGCGTCGCGGCTGTAGGTGCCGGCTCCGAGTAGGCCCGGGCTGTATCCCCTGCGATTGGGACCCCACCATCCTCGGTGCTCGTTGGACCATATCAGGTAGAGGTCCTCTTTCTCCGTGAGCGGCTTGACCCGCGTAGACGTGCTGCTGTTCGCCATTCAGGCGTCCTCCTTCTTGCGCACCTTGCGCTTCACTCTGTGATCCCAGTCGTCGTCACCGCCCCTGAAGAAGTTGGGCGTCGCGTCGCGGGCTTTCTCTAGGTCTCCGATGTCCGTTGCCGGCTCGAAGCGGTCTTCGTGGAAACCGGCCTCGTAGCGCGTACCACAAGGCCAGCGTATCACGCGATTGGAGATGCCCTGCACAAGCACGAACGTGAGTCTGTCGCGTATGGGCACCTCCGCAAGTCGGATGGTGTAGCGGCGGCCCTTCACGGGCCACCGCAGACCAGGATATCGGCGCTCTGCGTTGGGGTTGCTTCCACCCTTCACGCAGACCACCGGCTGTCCGTCGTAGAACCGCGCCATCACGCAGCCCTGCCACCTTTCACCACGCGCGGCTTCCAGCCCTTCTTGCGCTGGCGCGGCTTGGCGGCGGCCTTGGCCTTTCTGGCCTTGTGAGCCTTGTTGGCGGCCCGGGCCTGCTTGAGCTCGCCGTCAAGGTCCTTGATGACGCGCACTTGCTGCATGACGCGCTCGTAGCCTATGCCCTCGAGAATGGCTGCGATGGTGGCATTCTGCGGGCGCTTGGTGCTCCCGAAGAAAAGGTTGTCGAGCGTGGCGGGCGCGCGATTCGCGAGAATTGCCACCTGCCTGAGCTTCTGCCTGCTGAACAGGCCCACGTCTTGGAGGACCGTCTGGAGTTCGTCCTTCACGGGGTCCTTGTCCATGAAACGATAGTCACGCACCATGCGTCGGTGAACGGCCATGTGATGCTAGTCCTCAATTGGGCAGGAGGTCTCGTAGAACTTGCGACCTGCCGGGGTTACAGTGTACATCGCTTTCGCGATCGTGATGTGCTTCGCCTTCTTCAGCTTGGTCAGCGTGTCCGGTAGAGACGTCGCTGACTTACCATTTGACTTGAGCACCTCGCGAAGAGCATCGCGGTTGATCGCGCCCTTCGCGTCGATAAGCGCCTTGAGCACCAGACAGTAGACGGTGCCGGACTTACCCTTCTTTGCTGCGGACTTGGGTTGCTTCGGCCCATCGCCGACCGACGTGATAGACACGACGCCCTGCGTTCCGTCGAGAAGTCGAAGAACGCGCCCGTAGGCAATCTCTTCGACCTCGACAAGCATTTTCATCGGTTTCGGCATCAGCCCGCCACGCTCTCCATGAGCGTGACGAAGTGCCGC